CCGCCAAAACTTTGATACACTATGCGAATGTTTGATAACTTTCATTCCTATGTGTATGAGCCACGCAAGCTAGAGGCTACCGAGGCTAGACTGCAACGCATCTACGACGCTGCCAAGTTAGGACTTAAAGGCGACACATTAGCCTTAGCGGCTGGAATGCGCCCCACCGAATACCGACAGCTCACCATGTTAGATCCGATTGCGGAGTACGCTGAACAAAAAGGCAAAGCCGATGGCGAGATGGCGTTGTCTGCGATACTGCACAAAGCCGCTGCCGATGGCGACGCTAAAGCTGCGCTAGAAATCCTCAAGCACCAGCATGGCTGGGTAGCTAAACAACAACTGTCGATAGATGTTGAGCAGCGCATCTCGATCACAGCCGCACTCGAACAAGCCGAAACGCGCGTCATCGAAGGCGTGTTCAAACAAGTCGAAAGTCAGGCTAACGATGCTGAGTCCACTACCGAACTCGCACCGATGCAACGCAAACAAAAAGTCGCCTAAAAGATACTTAACAGCTAAATGCAATCTACTATCTATTCCGCAAGCGATGAACAAGAATTGATGTCACGCCTGTGGAGTCCTGCAATTAAGGACAACCCGCTAGCGTTTGTGATGTATTGCTACCCTTGGAGTCAAAAGGGTACGCCGCTTGAAAATTTCACAGGGCCTAGAAAATGGCAACGTGAGATCTTACTGGACATAGCCGAACATATTAAACAGAATCAAGGCAAGTTGGACTTCGATGTGCTAAGAGAAGCGGTAGCGTCTGGGCGTGGAATTGGTAAGTCGGCGCTAGTCTCATGGCTAGAACATTGGATGTTAACGACACGGATAGGCGCAACCGTCATCGTGTCGGCTAACTCGGAAAGCCAGCTCAGAAGTGTCACCTGGGCGGAGATTACTAAGTGGTTATCCATGTCCATCAACAGCCATTGGTTTGAGGTATCAGCTACCAGAGTGATGCCAGCCAAATGGTTGACTGAGCTAGTCGAGCGTGATTTGAAAAAAGGCACACGGTATTGGGGTGTTGAAGGACGGCTGTGGTCGGCGGAGAATCCTGATGCTTACGCGGGGGTTCACAACTACGACGGGGTAATGGTTATATTCGATGAGGCGTCGGGTATTGATGATTCTATTTGGGCGGTGACAAGCGGGTTTTTTACAGAGAACACGCCCAACAGGTTTTGGATGGCGTTTAGCAACCCACGGCGGAATAGTGGATATTTCTACGAAGCGTTCCACTCCAAACGGGAGTTTTGGAAAAACCGCAACATCGACTCGCGCCAAGTCGAAGGTACAGACAAGAACGTGTACGAACAGATCATCGCTGAGTACGGTTCGGACTCGGTGCAAGCCCACGTCGAAGTGTACGGTATGTTCCCAAACGCGTCCGATGATCAGTTCATTAGCGTCAACACAGTCGAAGAAGCCATGCAACGGGAAAAGTACAAGGACAATACTGCGCCCATCATCATAGGGGTTGACCCTGCACGGTTTGGGTCGGACTCAACCGTCATCGCTGTCAGACAAGGGCGGGATGTCATAGCCATCAAGCGGCACAAGGGTGACGATACGATGGAAACAGTCGGGCGGGTGATCGAGGCCATCGAGGAATATCAGCCAGCGCTAGTCAACATCGACGAAGGTGGGCTAGGAGCTGGTGTAGTGGACAGACTGAAAGAGCAACGCTATAAGATCAAAGGTGTTAACTTCGGGAACAAAGCGAAAAACAGTATGATGTATGGTAACAAACGGGCGGAGATGTGGGGTGATATGCGGGAATGGCTCAAGTCAGCCAGCGTGCCTACGGATCGGTACTTGAAAAGTGATCTGATCTCGCCCATGATGAAGCCTGATAGCAAGGGGAGCATCTTCTTGGAATCGAAGAAAGACATGAGATCAAGAGGACTGGCGTCACCTGACGCAGCCGACGCTATTGCATTGACTTTTGCGTTTCCTGTTGCACATCGGGAATATAAGGGTATAATCCGAAAGAATACGTACCAGAATCAAGGTGCAGTCTCTAACTCTTGGATGGGGTCATAATGGCAAACACGAAACCAATTGGTGTAGCATACGAAGATCAAAACATCATCGGTGCCGATACCGTTCAAGCTGTTGATATTGCGTGTACTAGCACAATCGGTTACGCCGCAGATGCTTTTAGCACCGTAACGCAACAAAATAACAAGACTACAGGCGTGACAATCAACACCCCGTCTGGTCAGATTACTACCGCCAACGCACAGATGGCGCCCAGCGCAAATGCTGTTTTTGTAGTGACTTGCAGCTCTGTTAGCACTAAAGATGTAGTTGTTATTAGTGTCGCATCGGGTGGTACACTAGGCGCATACAATGCGTTTATTGCGGCGGTTGCCGATGGATCGTTTACGATAGAACTTAAAAATGTTACTAATAATGCGTATTCAGAAGCAATTAAGTTAAATTACGCAATTTTTCATACCGCCAGTTAAACAGGGACGGGAAGTTAGATGGCTACTAAACACAGCAAACCGATACCACGCACGACCACGGGTAAGGGTAAAAACTATAACCCAACCGATAAAGGTGCGGGGATGACCGCCAAAGGGCGAGCCGAGTACAATGCAAAAAACAACAGTAATTTGAAAGCGCCTGCACCGAATCCGAAAACAAAAGCAGATGCTGGTAGAAAAGCATCGTTTTGTGCGAGAATGTCAGGAGTTGTTAAACACGCTAAAGGCGACGCCCCTCGCGCTAAAGCATCACTAAAGAATTGGAACTGCTAATGGCGACTAAACCTGGACTTTATGCTAATATTCTTGCTAAACGTGCAAGAATAGAAGCAGGATCTAAAGAAAAAATGCGTAAAGTGGGGGCAAAAGGTGCGCCAACTGCCAAAGATTTTAAAGATTCAGCTAAAACTGCTAAGAAAGGCAAATGACCATGCCGTTAAAAAAATCAGCTAGTCCTAAAGCGTTTAGGGAAAATGTCAAAGCCGAAATAAAAGCAGGCAAACCCGTCAAACAAGCCGTGGCGATAGCGTATGCTACCAAGCGCAGCGCAGCTAAACCAGCAGGCAAGATGAAAAAATAATGGCATACGATCAGTCAAACATGAACCTTGTTGGTAAAGTAGCCGACGTCGGTAGCAACCCAACAACCAATGAAGATCCAAAGGATAAGTTATCTACAATGCGCTCACGCTTTACAGCAGCGTTGTCAGCGTATAGCGAATCCCGCGAAGATGAATTAGATGACCTTCGATTTATGGCTGGTTCTCCAGATAATCAATGGCAATGGCCTGCTGACGTATTGGCAACTAGAGGATCTGTTCAAGGACAGACCATCAACGCTAGACCTTGCCTCACTATTAACAAACTGCCTCAACACGTCAGGCAAGTTACTAACGAACAACGTCAAAACCGACCCTCTGGGAAGGTAATTCCTGCCGATGATAAAGGTGACGTTGAAGTTGCTGAAATCTTTGATGGCATGGTGCGTCATATTGAATACATCTCAGATGCAGATGTAGCATACGACACGGCTTGCGACAATCAAGTCACCTACGGTGAAGGATATATCCGTATTTTGACTGAGTATTGTAACGATACAACCTTCGATCAAGACATCCGTATTGGCAGAATTCGTAACGCTTTTAGCGTTTACATGGATCCGTTAATCCAAGACCCATGCGGATCAGACGCTGAGTATTGTTTTATTACAGAAGATATACAAAAAGACGAATACGAAAGGGAGTTTCCAGACGCTGCGCCCATCTCATCCATGATAGCGCAAGGCGTAGGTGATTCGTCACTTAGTCAATGGATAAACGAAAATACAATCCGTATCGCTGAATATTTCTACTACAAACATACACCTACTAAACTAAATCTATACCCAGGCAATATGAGCCATTTTGACGGCTCACCTGAAGATAAGCAGATGAAGATGATGGGCTTAAAGCCAATCAAGAGTCGGATGGTCGATGTTAAAAAAGTTATGTGGATGAAAACCAACGGCTTTGAAGTATTAGAAGAAAGAGAATGGGCAGGCAAGTGGATTCCTGTCGTTCGGGTAGTTGGTAACGAATTTGAAGTCGATGGTCGTCTGTATGTGTCAGGCTTAGTGCGAAACGCTAAAGATGCCCAAAGAATGTATAACTATTGGGTTAGCCAAGAAGCTGAAATGCTAGCATTGGCACCAAAAGCACCGTTCATTGGTTACGGCGGTCAGTTTGAAGGCTACGAACAGAACTGGAAAACTGCTAATACGACCAACTGGCCTTATTTAGAAGTTAATCCAGATGTAACGGACGGGGCAGGCGGTGTATTACCATTACCGCAACGCGCCCAACCACCAATGGCATCGAGTGGGCTATTGCAAGCAAAAGCTGGCGCATCCGATGACATTAAATCTACCACAGGCCAATACGATTCGAGCTTAGGTGCCACAAGCAACGAACGCTCAGGTCGGGCTATCCTGGCAAGAGAGAAACAAGGCGATACAGGTACTTATCACTACGTTGATAATCTATCTAGGGCTATTCGCCATGTAACTCGACAACTAGTCGATATGATTCCTAAAATCTATGATACCGAGCGCATTGCAAGGATTGTAGGCTTAGACGGTGAAGTCGATATGGTTAAAATTAACCCAACGCAACCTGAAGCCGTCAAAAAAATCATTGATGAGCAAGGTATGGTCATAGAAAAAGTCTATAACCCTAGCGTTGGTACATACGATGTAGTTGTTACTACTGGCCCAAGCTACATGACTAAGCGTCAAGAGGCATTAGATGCAATGAGCCAACTGTTGCAAGGCAACCCACAACTTTGGTCGGTAGCTGGCGATCTGTTTGTTAAAAATATGGATTGGCCTGGCGCACAAGAAATGGCAAAACGCTTTGCTAAGACAATTGATCCAAAATTAATGCAAAATGACGATAAACCACCTGAGTTACAGGCTGCTGAACAACAAATTCAAGCGATGAGCCAAGAACTCGATCAAGTACATGGGATGCTACAAAATGTTAATAAATCAATGGAAGCTCAAGATCTCCAACGTAAAGAATTTGAAGCCACTATTAAAGCGTTTGATGCAGAAACTAAGAGACTTACTGCCGTTCAAGCGTCCATGACACCTGAACAGATTCAAGATATTGTTATGGGTACGGTGCATGGCATGATTACTAGCGGTGATTTAATTAATGAGATGCCTGGGCGAGAAATGCCCGAAATGAATGAGCCAATGCCTGAACAAATGCAAGGACAAGTACCGCCAGAAATGATGCAAGGGCAAATGGCACCCCCACAACAACCAATGGCAGTACCACCTGAAGGGATGCAACAATGAAAGGCGCAGATTTTGTCGGATTATTCTTCTTAGCCCGTGATGTAACGCATAGTGTGCATTTAAACACTAGAAGTTACTCAAAACACAAGGCTTTACAGAAATTTTACGAAAATATCATTGATTTAGCCGATAGTTTTGCGGAAGCCTACCAAGGTAGATATGGATTATTAGGGCCAATTAGCCTAATGTCCGCCAAAAAAACATCAAATGTGGTTGAATTTTTAGAAAATCAACTTGCTGAAATTGAATCTGTGCGTTACGATGTATGCGATAAAGACGATACACCGTTGCAGAATTTAATTGATGGTATTATTGAGTTATATTTAACAACGCTGTATAAGCTACGCTTTTTAGCATAAGGAATAATAATGGAACTTTTAAGACCCTTAGCCGATGCCAATTATCCAGGTGTTACCGCTGCATATACAGGCTCCGCAGGTAATACAGCTACTTGGGGCGCAGGCCCACAAGGTGTGGTTGTATGGTCAACTACACCAGCCTACATTGTAGTAGGTGAAGGCGCTGTAGCTACTACAGCTAGCACACCAATACCAGCTTATACCCCAATCCCGTTTACAGTACCACCTGGCACAGGCGCTCCGTGGCGTGTAAGTGCGATTCGTGTTACGGATGACGGTAATGTGTACTGCAAACCAATTAATATTCGATGAGTTGGGGAGTTGCCCTTCGTAATGGAGTAGCTATCGGCTTAGGTAGTGTTATAACATTATTTTCAGGCACGCGTGATAGTGGGGCATCTGTATCAAACCTTTTAACTGAAGCTAGCAATAATCTTGTACAAGAGGATGGCGGGCTTATTTTGTTGGAGTAATATATGGCGGTTAATCTTTCGCCTGTTGGCGGCGTTGCCCAACAATTCTTTACTAATAATGGAGTTCCATTATCAGGTGGATTAATATACACTTACCTTGCTGGTACG